GTGTGGATGGATGGTCGCGTACAGAACATGATCAACTCCGCGCTCTCCCGAGGTCTCTCGGCCCGTGAGTTCGCCAAGGAGGCCATAGATTGGTTTCGTCCGGACACTCCGGGCGGCGTGCGGTACGCCTCGATGCGGCTAGCGCGGACCGAAATCAACAACGCCTTCCATGCGGTGTCCGTCAACCATTCCGCCGAGAGGCCATGGGTAGAGGGTATGAGGTGGCGTCTGTCGGGATCGCACCCCAAGCCTGATATCTGTGACGAGTACGCAAAAGGAGGCGGGAAGGGTGATGGCATATATCCGGTCCAAGACGTGCCTCGGAAGCCACACCCGCATTGCTTCTGTTATGTAACACCAGAGGTACCGGATGAGGATCAGTTCTTGGACGCTCTCGTGGGCGGACAGTATGATAAGTACCTCGCCCGAGTGAACCGGTAGTATCCATCTCACGATCAAGTACGCTACGGAGGCAGACCCAATGTCAGACCTGGATCCTGGTGCCCAGAGCGGCACCGACCCTGCTCAGAGCGGCGTGGTGAATCCCCAGGGAACGAACGACGGCACGAATGTGGTTGCGGACAACAATTCCGGCTCTGCTGGTACCGGTGGTACCGAGGGTGCCAAGCCTGAGGCTAGGTACACCGAAGCGGAAGTGGAAGCGATCCGAAACCGGATGCGCGCTGCCGACCAGAACTCGGCCAAGTTCCAAGCGGAGCTACAGCAGCTGCGTGATAAAGACCTGCCGGCTCTGGAGAAGCTCAATCGAGACCTCACGGCGGTGGCCCAGGAGCGCGACAAGCTCAAGGTGGCCGTCAATGAGACTCGGCTTGAGAACGAATTCCTGAAGAACAACAAGTTCAAGTGGAAGAATCCCGCATCCGCTCTGAAGCTCGCTGACCTGACCAACGTCGAGGTCCACGAGGATGGTTCCGTCACCGGCCTGACCCAAGCGCTCGACGCGCTGGCGAAGTCTGATGCGTACCTCCTGGAGACCGCGACCGAAGAGGCGGTTGAAGAGCCCAAGGGTAGCACGGGCGCTCCGGGCACGAACGGACGCAAGGGTGAGACCGGTACGGACCTCAAGAAGTTGGCCGTTCGGATGCCTGCGCTTCGCTCTCGTGGCCTGGGAAACTGAGACCCTGTAGGGAGGGTATGAATGTCCAGGTTTGACAAGTACAACCCCCACTCGGGTGGGTTCCGTGCTCCGCTCAACGCCGCCACGGTCGGTGGAGATCCCGGCAAGGTCTGGGCTGTCGGCATGACCGCCGGAAAGATCGTGAAGGGTGCCGGTACGAGCGGTATCATCGGCGTGATCTGCCCGGTCCGGGCTATGGCCGCCAATGAACCGATCGACGTCATGACCTATGGCGAGATCGTGGAGTTCACGCTCCAGGCTGGCACCGCCGCTGCGGCGGGTACCAAGTATTTCGGCGTCGCCGCGTCCGGTGACTTCAACACTACCGCGAGCGGCACCCTGCTCGGCTGGACTGTCGAGGCCGGGCGCCTCGTGGTTCGTGTCGTCGGCGTGACCGCAGTCGTGACGACCTGAGAAGGGGGTGAGACGAAATGGCCAAGGGCTACAGCAACTCCGGTGACATTCTCACCCGGACTCGCAACGGTCAGGACCTCAACGCTATCTGGGATCAGTACCAGGAGCTGTTGCGGGCATTCAACGCCGCTCGCCAGCCCCTCATCGATCTGCTGTCCTTCAGCACCACGAATGTCATCGAGGACATCGTGGCGCCTGGGCAGGAGACCTTCGAGGAGGCCACGGAATTCGGCATCCCGGTCGGCATCCGGCCGGCTCCGGTCCCGACGGCTCGTGCCTACCCGTTCAAGTGGTGGGACACCCGTTCGGCGTACACCTTCCAGTTCCTCGCTGGCGGTCCTGGTCAGGCTGAAGGTGCGTCCTCGCGCCAGCTTGACACGATCATGGAGCAGGTTCTGGAGGCGGACAACAACCTTCAGTTCCAGCAGGTCATGAAGGCGTTGTTTAACAACACCGCCAGGTCGGTCACGATCGACAACCTGCCGTACTCCGTCACTCCTCTGTTCAACGGTGACACCCAGTTCGTCCCGACGTACAAGGGTGTTTCGTTCGCGAACCACCAGCACTACATCGGCTCCGGCGTGAACGCCAACCAGACCGCGTTTGACCCGGACGACCACCTGACTCTGGCGAGGCTGGTGGAGGAGCACGGTTACAACCGCGCTTCGGGGTACAACGTCATCTTCCTGATGAACCCGACCGACGCCAACGCCGGTATCGCTCGATTCGTGCGGAACCAGACATTCGCGATGGTGCCGGCTGCGACCACCCAGGTGGTGTCGCTGTACGACTTCATCCCGAGTCAGGGCACCAACTTCACGGTCCAGCTGCCTCCGGGCTTCACGCTCGTGGGCGGTCTCCCGGCCAACTCCTTTGCCGGCCTCGATGTGGCCGGCTCGTGGGGTCCGTACCTCGTGGTCACCGACCCCCAGATTCCGCTGGGGTACATGACCGCAATCGCGACGCGCGGACAGGCGACCGTGACCAACGTCGTGGGCATCCGTGAGCACGCCAACGCCTCGCTGCGTGGCGTGGTTCTGCGTCCGGGTAGCAACGGCAACTACCCGCTCATCGACAGCTACTTCATCCGGGGCATGGGAACGGCTGTGGGCCCGCGTGGAGCGGCTGCGGTCATGCAGCTGGTGCAGAGTGCGGCGTACACCGCGCCTGCGTCGATGGCGTGGTGATGTCATGAGTCAGCGTGTTGACCAGACCAAGCCTCTGTCCGATCAGGACCGTGAGTACCTGTTGTCTCGCAACGAGTTGCAGGTGATCGATCGCCTGGACGCGCTGTTCCCGGCGGTGGTCGAGACCGATGAGGCCGAGTCCGACGAGGGCGAGGCTGAGGAGGGTGACGGCGGTGTACTCCCGTACGAGGAGTGGACTGCCGATGACCTCCGGGCGGAGTTGGGGGAGCGCAAGCTTGTCAAGTCCGGCAGTAAGCCGGAGATGGCCGCGCGGCTCCGCAAGGATGACGAATCCAAGGCATAACTGGGGCGGGTGCGACCGGCGGATGGATTGTAGGGAATCTGTCCGCCGGTCACTCCCAAAGGAGGGATGAGTTGTGGCTACGCCTGCCCAAGTCGCCCAGCTGAGGCTCCTAATCGGAGAGCCGGAAGATGTGGCGCCGTATACGGAAGCCGCAATGATGGCTCGTATCGATCTCGCGCTCAATAACCTCAACGTCGTTGCGCGGGACGTGTGGACCGAGAAGGCTGCTGCGTATGCTGACCTCGTGGATGTCACGGAAGGTGGTAGCACCCGTAAGATGGGTGACCTCCACGAGCAGGCTCTGAACATGGTGGGATTCTTTGAGGAAAAGGCCCCACCGGTCGCGGTGACCGGTCGCGGCACCCGCGTACACAAGCTGAGCAGGTAATCGATGTCCGTCGAGATAGCCGTGAAGCGTAGAAATACCAACGCTTTCATCGGTGCTAATCGGTTGTCTGTGGTCCTCATACCGCGAGTGCCCGTTCAGACCGGCTCCGGTACCCGATGGGCTGATCAGACTCCGCGCTCGCCGCAAGTCGTCCGGCTAATTGACCAGAGCAGTGCCGGCGGACCCAATCCCGGCACCGTAGCGGGTGCCGACGGGAAGCAGCGCAAGGTTGAGTTCCAGATGATCGGCAACTGGGACGCTGTGTTCGGGCTATACGACTACTGGATGGACGCCGGCACCCGGCTTGAGGTCGCAGAACTGTTGCCCTACAACGGGTACGAGCGACGAGCCCAGGTGGTGCGTTATGGCCAAGGGTGACTACTTCGGGCCTGACATTCGGATGGACGTGACGCCGCTCCTAAAAGGAGTTGTGATGCTCGACCGGAAGCTGGACAACGGAGTCGCGGGAGTCTTTGAGTATTATGACTCCCGCATCGAGACCCACATGAAGTCAAGCGCTCCCTGGACCGACCGTACCGGGAATGCCCGTAGTGGTCTCCGGGCGAAAGCCGGGCACGCGCCGTTCAAGTCGCACTGGATCGACCTCTGGCATTCGGTGCCATACGGCATCTGGCTTGAAGTCCGCTTCGCTGGTCGGTACGCCATTGTAATCCCCACGATTGTCCAATACGGGCCCAAGATCATGGGAACTCTGAACAAGCTGTTCGCTCGGCTGGGAGGCTCGTGATGCTCCGAGATTTCTTGTATGACATCCTGAAAGCAGACCAAGTGCTTGGCACGCTGGGGTATGCCGGGAACCTCTATGGAGCCGCGCCTGACACGCCGACCGGACAACGGTTTATGGTGATGCGTTGGGGGAACACAGGAGTGCCGCCGCAGAGGGACATGCCGCCGCGACCTCGGACGCTAACGGTGTGGGCCTACAACAGAGAGCGTGACTACGGGCCCATCGAGGAGGCTCTCAAGCGGGTGTGCTCGATCCTGCTCCCGATGGAGGCGGTCAATCATGGCTCCGGCTGGGTGAGCGGCGTGGTCGACAACGGATCGTCCGATGATCTGTTCGATCCCGTGTACGAGGCGGCCACCCGCAACTGGACCTACACGATCATCGCAAGTGAGTCCTGAAGGGAGGATTGAGATGGCAAGGGCAGAGGTGGCTCCGGAGCCGCGCAAGAAGCAGTTCGTGAAGTACAACACCCCGCACGACTTCATGGAGCGCGAGATCAGCGAGGCAGACTGGAAGCAGCTGGGTGCGGAGTCCGCAAGCGACACGAAGTGGAATACGGGCAACAAATACCGTGTGGCGCGCGAGGACATCCCGCTGAATGACGAGCAGCTGACGGCCTTCCTGGCGACGGACGCCGGTCTGGATCTGGTGGAGGAGTGACATGGATCTCCGGTGCCCTAACGGGATCAAGTTCGGCGAGATCGATGAAGGTCTCATCGAAGTGAAGTGCCGTAGCTCGCGCTGCGGGGCGGGCACTGGAGTTGTTGTCCTGCACCGGTTCGATCCTAGGACCGGTATACTGGTTGAAACCAAACGGTTCCGTGAGCTAGCGGCACCGGGAGTAGCAAGAGAACAAGGGAGGGAAAATGACTCAGCCAACCCCGTTGCCGTTCGGTCTACGTGAGGTCAAGCTCACGCCGTATACCGATGCGGCGGCAACTACGTTGGGTGCCGGTATCAAGCTGCCCAACTCTCGTACCTTCTCATTCGTTGAGTCGGAGAGCTTCGAGGACCTGCGCGGTGATGACAAGCTGGTGGCTACGCATGGTGCCGGGCCACAGGTCGAGTGGGCACTGGAAGCGGGCGGGTACTCATTCGAGGCCGTGAAGGTGATGTACGGCGGGCAGTCGATCACGGAGACCGGCATCGCGCCGAACCGGATCAAGACGCTCAAGAAGCTGGTCACCGATCAGCGTCCGTACTTCAAGACCGAGGGTCGCGCGATCAGCGACTCTGGCGGTGATTTCCACATCGTTGTGTGGAAGTGCAAGGCAACCGACAACCTGGAGGGTGAGCTGGCTGACGGCGCATTCTTCTTGACCGGAGCTTCCGGCGTGGGCCTTCCGTCCACTCTGGTGGCCAACCTCGACACGGTGTGGGAGTTCGTGCAGAACGAAGCTGCCACGGCGATCGCGTAAGGGTGGTGTAATATGGCAAACCTCACGAATATCAACCCGGTCGCGCTCGCTCCGGCGGCCCAGCCGACGACGAACACATGTACGGCCGGCTCCGGTACCGATACCGCTCCGCTTGCGTTCGGCGGTAAGTATCTGTTCATCTGGAACAATACCGGTGCCGGTTCGGCCACGGTCAAGCTTGATGACCCGATCTCGCAGGCTCCGGTGTCCTTTACCACGTTCGATCCGGACGTGACATTGGTCGTGCCCAACGGGCAGAGGCGAGTCCAGCGGGTGGACGCCAACCGTTTCCGTGACCCGGTAACAGGTCTCTGCAGTTTCACCTACACAGTCGCTGTCACGACGATGACGCTGGAGATCCACGGTCCTGAGTGACCGTCCGAACTAGACCAAGGAGCACAGAGGATGCCAGGTCAATCGCGTAACAAGAAGACGTACGACCTCGGCCGCACGGGTAGCGGCATCGAGCTTGAATTGCCCAGCGGGAACACATGTCTCGTGAAGCGTCCGGGAGTCCAGGGTCTGATCAAGTTGGGCGTGCTCGACTCGCTCGACTCGCTGACCGCGCTGGTACAGAAGCAACACCTTGACACCAACGATCCCAAGAAGATGCAACAGGCAGTTGCGGAGCTTGCGCGGAAGCCTGCGGATCTGTTGGAGGGTATGAAGACCGTCGACAAGGTCGTGTGCTCCGTTGTGAGCGCTCCGGTGGTCATGATGCCGCCGGAGTCCGAAGAGGACCGTTTGCCAGATGCCCTCTATGCGGATGACGTGGATGAAGAGGACAAGATGTTCATCTTCCAATTCGCGGTGGGCGGGACGCGTGATGTGACCTCCTTTCGTGAAGAGCAGCAAAAACTTATGGGCGGCATATCAGCTGTCCAAGACGTACCACTGCCGGCCGAGTGAGCTTTACGGGATTGATGAGCAACCCACCGCGTTCTACTTTGACCGCGCGGTGGGGACGTTCGGAGTCCACCTTGAGGGCAAGCTCGCGGAGGTCGATAGCGGCAAGAAGTCTGCCGGCCAGAAAGCTATGGCCCGTAACATGATTCTGGAAAAATACCTCGGAGCCGGTAAGTTCCGCTAGCCCAGGAAGGGTGATCGACCATGGCCGATTACAACCTTGGTACGGCCAAGGGCAAGGTCCAGGTCGATTACGACGGCAAGGGTGTCGATCAAGCCAAGAAGGATTTTGGCACGCTTGGCAAGAGCGCCAAGGGAACTCAAGCCGGATTCAACGAGGTGGGACGTGCCTCGACCGTGGCCGGCATTGGCATCGCTGCCGGTCTCGGTCTGGCAGCTAAGGTCGCCATCGACTTTGAGAAGCAGATCAGTGCCATCGGTGCGGTCTCCGGGGCCACGAGCGCTGATCTGGAGGCGCTACGCAAGAAGGCGCTCCAAATCGGCGCGGACACGACGTTCAGTGCCTCTCAGGCCGCTGCTGCCATGGAGGAGCTTGCGAAAGCGGGCGTGCCCCTAGAGGGAATCCTTAACGGAGCGGCAGACGCTACGGTGGCCCTAGCGGCCGCAGGAGGCGTTGAGCTACCGGCCGCAGCGGAGCTTGCCGCCGACGCGATGAACTCCTTTGGCCTTTCCGCGCAACAGATGCCCCACATCGCTGACCTCATCGCTGGAGCGGCCAACGCATCCTCGATCTCGGTCGGTGACTTCGGACAGTCGCTGAAGCAGGTTGGAGCCGTCGCCAAGCTTGCCGGTCTGTCGTTCGATGATACGGCCGTGGCCATCGCGCTTATGGGTAAGGCCGGCATCAAGGGATCCGATGCCGGTACCTCGCTCAAGACGATGCTCTCCAACCTTCAGCCGGTCACCAAGAAGCAGATCGATCTGTTCAAGGAATTGGGTCTCGTAACGGCGGATGGTACCAACCAATTCTTTGACCAGCACGGGAAAATCAAGAGCCTCGCGGACATCTCGCAGATCCTGAATACCGCTACGAGCAAGATGACCCAGCAGCAGAAGCTGATGGCCCTGGAGATGATCTTCGGGTCAGACGCTATCCGCGCGGCGGCCGTCCTAACAGGAGAAGGCAAAAAGGGTTTCGAGGACATGGCTACGGCCATGGGGAAGGTCACGGCCCAGGAGGTCGCGGCCAAGCGACTCGACAACACCGCCGGAGCGATCGAGCAGCTCAAGGGAAGCGCCGAGACCGCTGCCATTAGCTTGGGTACCGCACTCCTCCCGGCGCTCACGAAAATTGCCAAGGCGCTAACACAGGCGGCCAACTGGTTCAACGGGCTGAGCGCGGGCACCAAGGAGACCATCACTAACGTCGCGCTCGTGACGGCCGGTATCCTCCTTCTTGTTGGTACGGCTGTGAAAATCTTCCAGTTCGCCAAGGCTGTTCAAGCGGTCGTGATCGCGATGAAGGCCTGGACAATCTGGACCAATATCGTGAAGGCGGCCACCGCCGCGTGGACGGCTGTGCAGTGGGCTTTGAATGCCGCGCTGTTTGCCAACCCGATTGGGTTGATAATCCTCGCAGTTCTCGCCTTGATCGCGGTCATTGTGTTGATAGCAACCAAGACTACTTGGTTCCAGACGTTGTGGCGCGTCGTGTGGGGCGCGATCAAGACGGCAGCCGGAGCCGTCGCGGACTGGTTCATGAATTCGGTCGTGCCCCTGTTCAAGTCGGCGTGGGACAAGATATCGGGATTCTTCAACGCGGCATGGAAGGTTATCAAGGGAATCCTTGACTTTTTCATCGGAGGCTTCCGGCTCTGGTGGTCGATCGTTGGCCCGATCATCCGTGGGATCGGTTCGGTGTTCAAGGCCGCCTTCGGTGTCATAGCCTCCGTGGTCAAGCTGGCGTGGTCGATCATCTCCGCTGTCTTTGCGGTGTGGAAGACCGTGATGGCGGCCATCTGGGGTCCGATCCTGAATGGCATGGTTGCCATATTTGATTGGGCATTCCGTGTGATCTCTGCGGGGATCTCGACCGCCTGGAACTTCATCAAGGGCGTGACGGAGTTCGTATGGAATGCCATCTCGGGATTCCTAACAGGAATATGGAATGCCATCTCTGGAGCCGCAAGCACCGCTTGGGACGCGGTCAAGTCGGCCATCATCGCCTCGTGGGAGCTGATCAAGCCTTACGTCATGGCGGCTGTGTTGTTCGTCCAAGGGATCCTGGATAAAGCTTGGGCGTTCATCTCCGGCGTCGTGTCGATCGTATGGAATGCGATCAAGACCGCCATCTTTGCCTCGTGGGAGGCGATCAAGAAGATCATCCAGACTGCGGTGAATGCCGTGGTAGCTATCATGAACGGGATCAAGAAGGTTGTCGACAACGTCCGTGGATTCTTCAACGAACTGAAGGCCGCTGCGGACGGCGGCACCGGCACCCTGATCGCGTTCGTGAAGGGCATCCCCGGTCGAGTGCTCGCGGCCATCGGTAACCTCGGATCCCTTCTGTACAACAAGGGTCGAGATCTGGTGCAAGGACTCATAAACGGTATCCGCGACATGATCGGGAATCTGCGGAATGCGGCCGGAGACCTCGTGGGTGCCATCGGTCGCTTCCTGCCCGGCTCTCCGGCCAAGGAGGGTCCGCTGTCCGGGCAGGGTTATGTTCTCAAGCGCGGGCAGCGATTCGTGGATGACTTCGCCGCCGGTATCCTGGGGCGTGCGAAGCTCGCGCGGAACGCTATGGAGACCATGATGGCGGATGCCGCTCTCGCTTTGCCGGTTAACTCCGCTCCGCTAGTAGCCGGAGCGCAGGCCGGCATCGCTCCGATTACGGTAAGCCCAATCGTTCAGCCCGCCTCCGCTCCGGTGTCGAGCAACTCCCGGACGCTTACGATTCAAAATCTGAATCTGCAAGGGGTATGGGACTTCAACCGGCCGGACGTACCGAAGCAGATCGTGGCCCGGCTACACCAGGCGCTGGACGACTATGAAAAGGAGCACCGATGAGCTGGGGAACGTTGACGGTCGGTCGTCTGAC